CAGGTGAACGATATCAACGCGCCCGCAGCATCGCAGAGCTGGAACCATGCTGAATCAGCTTCACCGTCGTCTGTGAATTGTGGAACTATGGTGAAACTATTTGTGCATGATATGAACAGGGTGAGGTCTTTGTCTGCTTCGATATCGGTAGGCGCAGAGATTCCCTCTTGTCCTGCAGGTACTGCATGATTGCTGTTTGTATTATCGAAAAGGATCGCACTCATGTCATGATGAATGGTTACCCTGTTCTGGAATGTTCGAGGGTTCACCCCGCTTGAGGAGTAGTTGTTATCTACCATAGTTTCACCTTATTTCTTCAGTACCCTATTGCCTGCCAGAGCCCGATATCACCGCTGTTGGTGACGATCGTAATTGCGCTGCCGTCAATCGGTACTGTTTCGTTCACTGTTTCTTGGTTAGCCACAACTGCACTTTTCACTGGCTGCAATATGATCGATTCGCAGATGATCAGTCCAGTATCGATATCCCCGCCGGTTACGCCGGTACAGTCCCAGGTTCCCCAGTGGAGTCTCTTATTTCCGATCCTCGATCTTCCGGCTATCGTGCTTGAAAATGCCATTATTCTTCATCTCCTTTGTCTTTTTTTTCCTTCTTCTCTTTCTTCGTGAGCTTGGTTACCACTGCATCGACCGCATCGACCATCGTATCAGCTGCATTTTTTACAACTACTTCGACGGCGCCTTCGACTCTCCAGGGATTGTTCGAATTAGCGGCCATGGTTTCGAAGAACTCTTCGTCTTTCTTTTTGACTTCCTGTGCCACACCCGAAAAAAAGACGTAATTGAACGCTGATGGTGCGCTGTGATATGCCAGTGATCCTGGGCCTGTGTATATTATATTCATATTTCTCTCCAAAAAAGAAAGATGAGCATGAAGCTCACCTCACTTAAGATCTCTGACTTTGCCTTGAGCTGGGAATTTCGTGCATACTACCTGTCCTTCCATGTACCAGACGCCCTCTTTTGAGAACTTGTCGAGTGCCTGATAGTCATCGCTGGTAAGCAATGTCGGGGGAGTGACTACACCAATATGCAGGTTGTCCTGGTCACCAAGATATATCCTGCTGATCGTGTCCTGTAGTGTGGTTTCGTCAGGAATGATCGGTACGCCATTGTAGGCTGCCACTTCGACACCCACATCAGCACCGTTCACAGATTGAACGCCATTAACGCTGAATGAAACCCTCTTCATCGGGATCTGCATCTGGCCCATTGCTGCGTGAAGCTGCGTGATTCTCATTGCAGTGTCATCGCCTGTGATCAGGACCTTGTTCGAGTACATCCGGTTCTCCCAGTATGGTCTGCAGTTTGTGAATACTGCATCCAGGTATGAGAGTTCGAAGGTGTGCGAACCCGAACCGAAAGCTGTGCCATTGACGTATGCATCGTATGTGGATGCGCTTGCGTCCCTGTCCTTGCTATATATGTCAAGATCGTTCGCATCGAGTGCCGCATTGTCTGCGACTTTCCCATATGCAATTTCTGCATATGATGCAATGACTCTGTCAAGAGATTCAATGCCGACGCTAATTACGGTATCATTGGTTGACATGAACGCGCGGTTCAGTCTGTTTTTGAATTCATCCGCCATGTATCCGGCCCACTCTTCCCAGGAGACACCATCGTTTTTCGTGTTCACCTTGAGAGCTGTTGAGTCCATTTCGAACGAAGACGCTTGCAATGTTGGATTGATATCAATAGTCACTGCTGTGGGTTTGAGCGTTGCAGGCATTGCCGAGCCCAGTGCTACTCCTGCTGTTGCCGTTGAGGCGGCTGCTGTGATTGTCCTGTATCCATTTGTATTCCAGGGCTTGAATCCGACTGCGCCGAGCGCATTATACCCGGTTGTGATCGCCCGGTACAATTTCGCGCCATATATATTGTGTGCGAAACCGGCAGTGTCGATTGTGACTGGTGCATCCTTGGCGAGCCGATTTGTGTCAGAGAGCACGAAACCATATGTCGCCATTTCAAGATCTGCCATGGTCTTGATGTGCCCGCTCCGCCAGGCTTTGATCAGCCTGCGATTCACACTTGATTCTCCCACGCGCTGCTTGATTTGCTGTATATCTTCGGTCATGGGCTTCCCTCCATAGATGCGATATCATTCCAGCTCATCTTGTCGAGTCTCGTAGGGTCTTTCATGATGGCCGCGAAGGGATTGTTCATCTCTTCTTTTGTGATCTGGTCTGGCCTGGGGGTCTGCACGATCTTGGCTCCTTTCAGAACTTCATCAAGATGTTTCTTGACGCCTGCTTCGACCAGAGCCGCGACAACATCTTTCGTGACTGAAACTTCCGGGGGCGCCGGCGGTGTATCTTCTGCCGCTTTCATTGTGTCTGCTGGCTGACCGCCCCCGCCGCCCATCATACTCATCATCTTAGTCATCATACCCATCATTTCTTTCAGGGTCGCTTCTACGCTGCCGCCACCGTCCACATGCGCTGGTGCTGGTGCGGGTGGTACGGGTACGTCTGCTTTCTGGGCCTCCGTTGCAGGAGGTTGTGCTGTTGGTATTGGTACTGTTGGTACTTCTGTCATGTTTGGTATAACCTCAGCCTCCTTCGGAGAGGCTTCTTGATTGGAATTAGGCGTTGCGATAGGGATATATGCGATAGTCGAAGCATCTTTCTGAAGTACTTCGAACTTGGCAGCCGGATTCATCCCTTCTTCACAGATCGTGACTGCATGGGAATCAAGTTTGAAAACGTCACGATAGCAGCCGGTGCTATCACACACATTCTTTGCTCCCCCTTTTTTGATCTGACCGCTGATACTGTATGATTTCAGTTCTCCGCGCTGGATCCGCTGCCTCGTCTCTTGTGATGCTTCGGTATCATCCCAGACATCGCCCAGAACCATGAGACGATCTTTGTGTACAGCAGTCCTGTATTTTGTATCTCCGATTGCGATTTCAGGCAGGATCTCGCCGACTATGACGTCCTCATGCGCGAGACTTAGCCTTCCGCGCCTGAGCAGCTGCGGCAATGATAGTTCGAGCGCGGATGCGCGTATCCTGTCTTTCTCTTTATCTATGATTTCGACCGATGCGGGCCCGTAGATATAGAAATGTCCATTATCGGATTTGAGAATTCGAATAGATTTGCAAGGGCATTGTTCTTCCATGCATGAAAAAGGGTGTTGCGATAGGGATATATTGACGTATGAGAATAGGTTGAGTGTGTGAAAAGATTATGGCTCTTTCTAATATAATTTGGTCTAAGCAAAAAGAAGCTGTTATAAAAAAAATTATTCCGTTACCCTTTTCTGAAATTGCGATTGCATTATACCGTCTGACTGGAAATTATGATACTGAAAAGGGATATGAATATGTTTATTTTGGTTATGAACATATCCCATGAGTTCTATTTTATCCTGTTCCTAATAATATCGCCGACCCTAGATGAAACCTCATCGAAGGCTGGCCTCATATATGGCTGCGGTTCTGTTCCTTCTCTGGCAATCTTCAGGCAGATTTGGTATGCTACGCCGTTGACTTCCTTATCTGATATTCCGAGATTACTACGATTGCGCCATGTCCAGTCTCTAATTGGTTCGTATGGCGGGAAATGCGGTCGTGTTCCCCATTCTATGAAAGGCGCATAGGGTGAATCATAGATTACCTTCTTATCGAATTCTTCACTCTCAACGTGACCGCTGTGTTTCAGTGTAGCCTCATCGACTGGTACGAGCTCCTGACTGCGTGCGAGGATAGCATCTGCGATATCGTCCATAGCAGCATCCAGGTTCTTCATGATTTGTGCAGGAATCTCTTTGTTGAATTTGAGAATGACTTCTGAAGTGACCATTTATAACCTCGGAGCTATCCATTTATCAAAAACAAGCCTGAGTGGGCTGCTGTAATCGATCAGATGCTCATATAGATCGTCAAGCAGCACAAGCGCACCAATAACGTTAATGGGGTATGGCCAGCCGAGCAAAAGTAAACCAGTATATGCATGATGAAATACCACGACATTGTCGCTTACAACGTGAAATCTTTGAGGATTCATGGACTAACTACTCGCACTATGCTATCTCTTTCCCACGGATGACCCACAAAATTCTCCCATCCAGTCCAGTCTGCACCCATACCTGAGCCTTCTAGATCGCCCTTGATGTAAGGCTTCGTGCTTTCTTCCATATATATTTCTTTCAGTCTATCAAGCGTGACTGCTCCGCCTTCTGCACTCACGGCCGCTTCGATCCTCCGTGATACCGGGGATGTTCGCATATCATGTGTGATCACCGCTTTGTACAAGAACGTCTCGCCTCTATCTTCTTCCATGCGTTTCCATCCTATCTCACGTGCCTTCATAGCAACCCCTGTGCTTTCAGTGCGCGCTATCATTCTTGCTTTTATTTCATCGAGGCTTGTTTTTTCTACAATATGCGCCACCATTTCATTCAGGCTAAGGCGATGAGACATGAACATATCTTCGATTATACTATGAATTATGGGGATATCCCTTTCAGGAACATCCTTGTAAAATGAGTACAGCGCCCCTGATCGAATTGCTTTAAGAGCATCTGATGCATACGATTTTATGAGTTGATCGCCCTGGTACTCATCGAGCTCGTCTGGAACTGAGTTTTTTATATCGAACCCCTGCATTTTTCCTAGACCAGGGATATTGGGTCCCTTTTCACCGCTCCCTGCTGCGGATGGCGGCCCATTTGCAGTTGAACCAATATTAGCCCCTATACTGTCAGCGCTGACTGCATCTTTTTCTCCCCCTCCCCCTGCTACTGCTGGTTTCTGACCTCCGCCACCTCCGCCCCCGAAGCCCCCGCCGCCGAAAGGCACTGGCGCTGGCGGCTTGACTGCCTGGCCTGAGAATACGAATTCATTGTTCTCGAACTTGATATCGAATCCCATATCAAACATGACCTTTGCGTTCCAGACAGCCTGTGAGAATCTCTGCTTTTCTGCCATCTCATCATGTTCCTCGCTCGGGTTGAGCTGCAGCACATAATCAGTGATGCCGAACTGATCGCATATCCATGCCAGCACGCCATCCGCAAAGAAGGTTTCAGGATCTCCATTCCATACACTCTGGTTGAACTCTATACCGCGATTCGTTACTGTGATCTGCTGCCCCTCGTTGTTCAGTCCACCGCTTGCGCTTGTATCCGCCATGAACAGCGGCGAGATCTCGAAGAAGCTCATCAAGCGTTCCCGGATATCCTTCTTGACTTCCAGGAGAGCCGGGTTTGGATCATCGAGCAGCTTGATATATTGAGCTGTCCCTTTCCCCTGTCCTGCATCGTATCCAATAGCGGGAACAAAATCTGGATCCTCCTGCCATTTCGCGTTGACCTGGTTCCAGGTCTCTGCAAGGGATGCGGCATTGTTGGTCGGGAACATGAATATCCCCGCACCGCGCCCTTTCTCATATGTGTTCCTGGTACGCTTTTCAAGAAACTGATATGCCATTGCGTCGTCCAGGACTTTCAGTATCGGAGGGTAGCCGTTCAGATAGTATAGATTGAAAGGTCGCACCTCGCCCTGAACGTAATATTTCTTGTCTGTGGTTTCGTACAGCACATCGTACAGGACTTTCCCACACAGCGGACATTGTCCTTCATTCTGTTCGATGACATTGCGATGCTCCAGGCACGTCCAGAACTTCCCACCAGGCAGCCCGTTCTTCTGCTGGATCTCAGTGATCGTCCTGGGATCTATAGATAAGATCTCGACAGGAGTTGCTGAAATAATATTGCCTGCCATGTCCTGCAAGTACTTCTTGATGATGAGAATATATCCACGATCTGATATGTTGAGATTTCTATGAGCATCCCTGCATATGATTTTCAGGCTGGTATTGTTGAGGTTCGCCTGTTCGAGAAATGATTTGCCATCATCATGATTGAACATCATGATCTGAGAACTATCCGGCTCAACCATTGTCATCGCGCTAGCGCCGCAGTCACATACTATTTTCTTTTCATGATACTTCGCTCCGCATACCGTGCATTTCTGCGCCCAGCGATGTGTCCATTTGAACCCGCGCCTGAAGATCTCCTGCTGCAATGTCAGAATGATATCAGCGAATACAGATACTTGATCTTCGAGCCAGAACGATAGATTGATCGCTCCCCGCGGCTGCTTGTTGCCGTCGTTCTCAGGTCTGAGGCTGTCTGTCTGTGCTGGCTGGGCTTTGAATATCTGAGGAAGATGTTTCTGGAAAAAAGGGGTGAGGTTGATCATTGATAGGAAAATGGGGTTGCGATAGGGATATAGTATATTACTTTCTTCATCCGCTTCCTGCTATCTCAGCCATGTTCACTTCCCCTCTGAAACAATCCATATACCATTCGTGGAACTCATATTCTTTTTCCGCTATGCGCTGAGCTTGCTTTTGTATGTCAACGTATGTCGAACATGAAATCCAGAGACGGCAAGGGCATTTTCTATTGCATCCTGTCATCGCCTGAACATATCACAATGCTCTGCGTTTGTGGGTATGGCTTCGATCAAAGCGCAGACGCCTGTCTGCCACCAGCTGCATGGGCTGCATTTTCGTATTGGGTATTTCTCATGATGTTCTGCGAGTTCTACTGCTTTTATGATTCCTTGTTTCAAAATATTACCTCCGTATCTCATCAATTTCTTATGTACGTCCCTGGGAACTGTCGTATGAATAGGAATATCATGATTCATTCTTTCACGATCCTGGCACTGCCGCACTCGGAGAGCATCAGGTATGCGGTTGTAATATTACATGTTCCCTGTCCGTCCATTGTCATATCCAACGCCACGGTTAGCGGCACGTCTCCGGGTAGTATCTCATAGTTTT